CCTTGGCGGAAACGCATCAACGCCATAGTCATACTATCACAAAAGTCATCATGGTCGCCATTAGGAAATGAAGCAACCTCTTCTATGACTTCGTCTGCAAACTTTTCCCCAGCAGGATACCACACTTTTCCCGATTCAAAAATAGGAGATACCAAATGCATCCTCGCAGTCTTGTCAAGACCTCCCCCACCCTTCCGGCGACCGGGGGCAAAGGTCGCAACAGGGAGGTTCAGTAACCTCATTTCGTCCGCCAAGGGCTGACCAGAAGCCTTCGCCTCAATCAACATCAGTTCTGGTTCCCAATATTCATATTCTTCTTTGGCAATGGCCTTGAGTTCAGGAAAGTTCCACCGACCCTTCTTAGCATCAAGCAAAATCAAATGCTCCTGCCCGTCCCTGTGTGGGCGGAACACGCCCCACGTTGTAATGGCAGAGTAGTCAGCCGTTTCCTTTTTGCTGTACGCAGTATCATACGACTGAATAATGTAGTCTAAATCAGGAACTTCGTCCTCTTCCCACTCGTTCCACCACTCCCGCTTGACCATTGCAGTCTCTTCGGACGTAGGATTCTGTTGCCACTGCGCATTCCATTTGCCCACGGACAACGATGCTTTGACCTTGAGAAGTTCATCCTTTTGCCAAAATTCAGGCCATAATGGTTCCCCCGAAGGCAAAATAGCAGGAAATTCTACCACTTCCCACTGGTCAGCCATCATATCTTTGCCCATGGCTGTCAGTAACCTGCCGGTAATATCCTTCTTAGACCACCGGGTTTGCACAATAATAATGGAACGACCAGGCTGGAGTCTCTGTCTAGGACCCGAAGTGTACCATTCATACGCATTGTCATAGGCAGTGGTGGATAACGCATCTTGTTCCGAGTGCGGGTCGTCAATAATCAACAGGTCAGCACCACGACCTGTCATTGCTGCACCCACCCCGGCAGCAAAATATTCCCCGCCAGCGCTTGTTTCCCATCGTCCAGCCGCTTGGCTATCCGCTTTCAGGTCCGTATCAGGAAAGACCTCTTTATAGATGGGGTCAGCAATAAGGTCACGAACCTTTCTACCAAATCTTACAGCAAGTTCTGTATTCATGGTAGCCTGAATAATTTTTAGTTTGGGATTTCTGCCAAGAAACCAGCTAGGCATGAGATAAGATGCAAATTCTGACTTAGAATGTCTGGGTGGCATATTGACAATTAGTCTTTTTAATTCACCGCTGGCAATCTTCTCTAGCTTTTCCGCTATGATTCTATGATGGGTCCCCTCTATGAAACCTTCGTACACATGCTTTACATACGGCATGAAGTGTTGTTGGGCTGCTTCACGAGTTTCTAACCGCTTGGCATGCTGCTCTAGCAGGTAGATTTCTTTCAGCACTTCCTCTGGGAGTAGTTCTAGGGCCTGTGTATCCATGGCCCAACGATAATATACGCGAATGAATTTATCAACCCTGCAAAACGCATGGGGTTGTGACCGCAGACCGCATCGATCTGTGGGGGGTGGGGTATATTAAAGCACAAACCATGATCCCAGTCAATCCCAAGTAACCCCAATCTTTCCCACAATGTGGAATAATTATCCCAAGTTTTAGTTGACCAGCCTATGTAGCCTATGATATACTATATCTAGGCAATAGTGCCTGATTAACTAGGTCGAATAGGAGGACAATCTTATGACCAACATGACAATTACTATCATCATTCCAGTAGACATGGCCGACAAGGTTAAGGTTGAGCAGACCAAGACAGTGGCCGCCGCCAAGCGTGGTCGGTATCATAGGGAAGCTGGCACATCATGCCAGAAGCTAATCCTAGATGCGCTGTCCAATCCCAGAGTTCTTAGCACACCGAAAGGTCTAGCTAGATACACAGGCTACAAGTTGCAGACTGTCTATTCAGCTATCAATCTGCTTAAAGCAGAGGGCTACGACATCCGCAAGGAAGAGGGCACGGGCGGCAAGTATAAGCTGATGCATTGGAGTAAGTACTATGGCTCATAAGACTCTTAAAGACCAGCTACGGTTTACCTATCAGTTCTACTTGCTGATGAATGCGGTTGGTCGTGATGAAGAAGCTAAACATCACCTGATAAAGATGGACGCTATCATCAACGGAATCAACCCAGCACTCAAAGCAGTGAATCTGGATAACCTAAAACAAGACGCTAAGTAAGTTGAAGGGCTGGCGGTATCACCGCCAGCCCTGTTTAATTTTTAGCGGCGCGCCAGTGCCATAGCGCGCAGGCCGCAGGGATAGGCCGCAGTTTATCATTGACTATCCCAGACAATCCTATAAAATGGATGTATCACAAACAAACTAGATGAGGATAAAATGACAGAAGTAAAACCATGCATTATATGTGGCGATGAGATAGAAGAACGACCTAATGGTTGGAAGTATGGACACAACGCCATGCCAGTTGCTGACGGCCAGTGTTGTGATACTTGCAACGACACAGAAGTTATCCCCGCCAGAGTCGCTCAGATTCTCGGTTGCACCGTAGATGAAATTATATAGTTCTCCCAAGACACAGCCCCGCGATTCGCGGGGCTGTTGTTTTTTTAAGCGCGGCGGGTTGACATAGCCCGCAGACCGCAGGAATAGCCCGCAGTTTATTGTTGACTATCCCATTTAATCCGGTAAAATATTATAACCATTAACCAAACAACGAGGATCACACATGACTAATTTATGCAGTAGAACAAGCAAGATGCCAGGCGATAGTTTCAGCACACCCGCCAAGCAATGCGTTACAGGAAGCAAGCTAGCCAAGATTGCGGGGTCAGTCTGTTATGAATGCTATGCACTCAAAGGCGCGTATATCTGGCCAAATGTAGAGAATGCCATGCAGTACAGACTAGACAAGCTGAACAGTGATAGTTTCGTTTCTGAAATGGTCGCAGAATTAAACCGCAAGCGGTCGCCATATTTTAGATGGTTTGATAGCGGCGACGTGCACAACGTGGCGCAAGCCCTGAAAATTATAGCGGTTTGCAAGCTAACGCCAAATAAAAAGCATTGGATACCGACAAAGGAAAGACAAATCTGGAAAGAAGCCCTAGCAATGGACAGCTTGCCAGACAATGCCGTTATTAGATACAGCGCACATATGATAGACCAAGCACCGCCCGACAAGTGGGAAAATTCAAGCGCGGTCGTTACTAGCCATAGCGCGCCAATTGGCAAGCTATGCGAAGCATATCGCACCAAGAAAAACGGGGACATGATATCACATGATGATTATCTAACCGCCAAGAAAGAAAAACAAATTGGTAAGATAGATTTAGGCCATTGCGGACATTGTCGCGATTGCTGGTCGTCAGATGTTAAAACCGTATCTTATCCCAAGCACTAAGACAGACAGCGCATCCGAATCGGATGCGCTGCTTTATTGCGCCAGCCATCGGTCATTGGCCGCAGTTCGCAGTGCATCAGGCGCAGTTCGCAGTTCGCCCGACCACAAGCACGCAGACCGCAGGACATCGCACCTCGCACCTTGGATGTCGAGCGCAGATTTCCCCTCAAATAAAAATGCAAGGCGGTCAGAGGGGCTGTATCCAAGAAAAAAAGAAACGCCACCACAGCGAGAATGGCTAGTATGCCATGCTATTTGCGAAGGTTGTAGGACTATCCCATTTCTTTTTATTATCTTTAATTCAACCCAGACGGGTACGCCATCCATGCATAAATACACATCAGGCATGCCCTCAGATACTCGGTTCTCAATCCGTTGGCAGTGGGTCTTTTTCGGTAGGTGTTTCTTCAATGACTGCCACAGTGTCTTCTCTGTCGTCTGTGATTTTGGCATCGACTATTTCCCCCTCAATGAATGCGTGTGGGTGCGCTTTTCTAAGTTCAGCAAGTCTGGCGGCTATGTCCTGCTTGGTCATGTTGTCAAGCTGGTGGACATGCGTTGCCTCTCGCCTGTCAATGGTCAAGCCACCCAGAGCGGAGCGGATTTTCTCAGCATTGATAGCGGCAGAAAACTGCCCCGCTTCTTCTGCCCCTCTGGACAGTTCGTCCAGTCTCTTCAACTGATTCAGTACGGTCACACCATATCTGCGTTCAGCCGCCTGTCTCAGTTCTTTTATCAGTTCGACAACATCAGGAAAGTCTCTACCGTTAAGCAGTTTGGATGCCATAGTGATAGACGATTTTTCAGAATAGCCAGCCAGTCTAGCGCACTCAGCATTACTATGCTTTCCCTCGACATAATATCTGGCAAAAGTCTTTTGTCGTTCCGTCAGCCCTGCTGGTCTGCCAACCTTGCCTATAGTGTTTTCTACGGGTTTTTTATTTTCAGAAACCATTTTTCGTCTCACGTCCCTCTGATAAGTGTGACAACGGGACGAAAGTGGGACGGCTGTATC